CGTTGACCGGGAGCTGATGCAGGTAAAAGCCGTCTCCGGTACGACAATCACCGTGATTCGCGGTGTGTCTGGAACCGGCGCATCCTCTCACGCATCGGGCGCGATTGTATTCATCGTTCCCGCTGCGGCATTTGGTTCTTGGTCCGGCACTGGCTTTGCCGCTGCCGCGCAAGGTCCATCCGTGCCGCAGGGTAGTTGCACGCGAAGCAACGAACCGTACTTGCCGCGCATCGACTTCAGTTCGGGATCAATTTCCGACTGTTTGGGTGGCCAATGGGTTAACGGCGATGCGGCGCAAACCACCCGCACCGTCAACTTCCAACTGCAGCTCCCCAACACGGGAGCAACCGCCTATACCTCCGCCGGAACGTCCACCACGAAGGCCGCGAATACGATGTACTGCACGGAAGTCAATCTTCCGTACTCGAAATATGCGACTGGTCTGGCGGTGCTGAACGGAGCGTCCACCGGAACCGACAAGATGATCTCCGTCTTGTATGACTCCGGCGGGAACCTGTTGGCAAATTCGGCGGTTGCGGGCACTGTGGCTTCTGGCAGCAGCACTTATCAGAAGCGCGCGTTCATCACGCCTTATTACATGGTGGGACCGGCGCAGTATTTCGCCTGCGTGCAGGGCGACTCTGGCACCACCGCAACGCTCAACCTGCTGGTAACCGGCACGGCGGACGTGTATCTGACGCAATCGTATGGCAGCCAGACGTTTGGCACCATCCCTGCGACGATCACGCCACCCACCACATTCACCACGGCCAAGGGCCCCCTGTTCTTCATCTACTAACCATCCAGCGCGGGCGTGGCTTCGGCTGCGCCCGCTTTCAAAAGAGAGGAAAAATGGCAAAGCCAATCGTAATTGCTGACGGAGCCACGATCAGTGCGGGTGAAGTCGAGCGTGTTGAGGCGGCTCTCAAGGATTTGGCGGAGAAGAAGATTGACGCGCCGCGCGACATCACGCTGACGGCCACGCTGCACGTCCATCACGAATTCCCGAAGTTGCTCTATAAGGGCAAGGAATCGCGTTCCGTGGCCGACAAGGATCAGGAAGCGGCTGCGGCGGCTGCTGGTTTCGGTCCCTACGATCACGAAGCGTTCACCGCGAAGGAGGCGTGATGGGTTTCGCAATCCATGAAGAAGCCGTCAAAAAGCAGATGAACTGGAACGTGCGCGCCCCTCAGGAGCAGGTTCCCGACCCGCTGCCGCCTGAATTCCGCGGAACGTCCGGCGGCGGTTTGCCCGTCAAGCAGATCCCGCACATGGAGTATCCCCGCGTGGTCTACATGCACCCCAACGAACCGTTTCAAGAGATCGAGCATCGCAACGACCGGTTTGAAGTCGTGAGCACGGACATTGTTCCAACCGAGCATCTGACCAAGGTTGTGAACAACGAAGCGGAACTCAAGGCTGCGCTGGAAGAGGGATGGGTGAAGGAACCCTACATTCCCAAGCCGGCGCCGTCCGCAACTTCCAGCCTGTACGGCCCAAAGAAGAAAGTCGCCAAAGTCATCTAAGTGACCGTAACCTTCTCGAATACCAACAACGCCGCATCTCCGCTGGCCTCGGACATTATGCAGGGGGCCTTAGAAGAGATCGGCGTTTTGGCCGAAGGCGAAAAGATTTCAAACGCCGAGCTATCCGTTGCCCTGCCGCGTTTGCAGCGATGGATCGACCAGGTAAACGCTCGGCGGGAGCTAATCTTCTCCATCGCCTTTCTCCAATTCACGCTGACTCCCAATCATGCCCCGCATACCATTGGGCCGAATGGAGATTTCAGCATCCCGCTGCGGCCGGTGAAGATCATTGGCGCAAACTTCATCCTCAGCGCTACCAGCACGAATCCCGTGGACTCACCCGAGATTCTCATCAAGGATGCGGACTGGTGGAATGCCAATCCGGTGAAGTCGCTGCAATCCTCCATCGTGACGCACCTTTACTACGACCCCTCGGTTCCGCTCGGCACCCTGAACTTCTGGCCAATCTGCAATGTTGCGAATCCTGTTCGCTTGGAAATGTGGAACTCCATCGCGCAGCCGATCAGTTCGCAGAGCAAGTTGGCGCTGCCCCCGGGCTATTGGGATGCGACCGTGTTGAGTTTGGCGCGGAAACTATGTCCCGTGTTCAATAAGCCGTTCTCGGCCGACCTCAAAGAAATGTGGAACCACGCGATGCGGATTATCGAAGCGAATAACGCGGAGCCACCCCGCATTGAGACGGATATTGGGACGCCGAACAGCCGCAAGGGTGGCCGGCCAGATTTCAACTTCCTGACTGGATTGAGGGAATAGTTGCGCTTTGGATTGTGCGGTCCAGCCTATCGCAGCCTGTCACTCAGCGCCGACGCACAGGTTTGCATGAACCTTCAGTTAGAAGCCATCGAAAGTGGCCTCGGGAAATCCGCCTCGGCGCTGTATCGCACCCCGGGCTTGGCGCTGCTTTACAATCTCGGGCAGGTGCCTGTCCGAGGGAACGGCCTGTTAACCGCGCAGGGGCGTACATTCGCCGTTGTGGGGATGCAATTCATTGAACTCCTCGCGCCAACGCTTAATCCCAACTTCACTATCTGGGCCAATAACATCGTCAGCGACGGCAACGCAGTTTATATGGCCGCGAACCAGACCCAAGTGGTTATCGTCAGCGCGGGATATATGTACGTGTTCACGCTGGCCACGAACATCCTGACGCAGGTGGAGCCCTATAACAATGCGACCGGGCTCGGATTACTGGGAACTCCGGCGATGGTGCGATATGCGGACGGTTATGGTTTTGCGCTAATCGCCAATTCCAATCAAATCCAAGCGTCAAATCTGAACGATTTCACGACGTGGCAGGGCGTTTCTTTCACCGTAGCGTCGGTTTTTCCCGACAACATCCTTTCGATATTCGAGAATCAACGCTTGCTTTGGGTATTCGGCCCGAACGCGATCCAGCCCTACTATGATGCGGGAGATTTCCCGTTCCCTTACGATGTGATTCAAGGTGCGAAGATCGAGCAGGGAATTGCGGCGCCAGCCTCCCCCGTCAAGGCGGACAATAGCATTTTCTGGATGGGACGCGACGAGCGCGGGCAGGGAATCTTCTGGCGGGCTAATGGGTACACCCCGCAGCGCGTCTCGACTCACGCGATGGAATACGAATGGAGCACTTACCCTACCATCGCGGACCTCGTGACCTATGCGTATCAGGATCGCGGCCATACTGTGGTGCAGTTGAATTTCCCGACCGCGCAAAAAACGTGGTGCTACGACATCGCTACCGGGACGTGGTTTCAGAAAGGCTTCTGGAACACGCAACGCGGGATGTTCACCATGCACCGTGCCTTCTGCCACACGTTCAACTTCGGAATGCACTTGGTTGGCGACCCGACAACCGGAGCCGTCTATCAGCAGTCCGAAACGTATTTGAACGACTTCGGCAATCGGATTCGACGCCTGCGCCGCGCCCCGCACATTTCCAAGGAACAAAGCCGCGTCTATCACTATGAGCTGCAGGTGGACGTTGAGAGCGGACTCGGCCCGCAGTTCCCCGGAAAAGCACTGCCCACTGTCATTCCAATGGTCGACGCAGCAGGGAACTGCCGGAACCTGGAAGTGCAGGAGGGCGGAATCCTCTCGGCTCCGCTCAATCCCCAGGGTATCGCGGCGAACGCCCAGACCGTATTCATCAACGATGAGGGGAATGTCACTTCATGGCAGATCGTCATCAATGCTCTCGGGATGATCAGTGCAGTGGCCCAAGCTGCATACGTTGATTCCTATCCCGTCTCCATTCCCTTCGTGAGTGTTCTTGGCGACCAAAACTGGACGCTGGAGCTTGTTAACCTCGGCAACGGGATAGCGGATCTGGTTCTTTTGCCGCAGGGGATTGTGGGTCGCGGGCCGCTTATGACTCTCAAGTGGTCGAACGATGGAGGCCACACATGGTCGGATGGCATTGACCGCGACTGCGGACAAGCCGGGGAATATACCAAGCGCGTATTCTTCCGCCGGCTGGGACAGGCGCGCGATCGTATCTACGAAATCTCGATGGAAGATGACGCGGACTGGCGGATCATCGACGGATATCTGTTCACGGACAGCGATCCACAGCCGGTGAGCAGATTTGCGACCGAGGCGGCCAAGCGTGCCTAATTTCCAGCCGCCCCCATTTCCCCCACAGGACTTTTTGACGGGCACAGTTCCCTCGTTTCCTTGGAAGCGCTGGTTTGAAACGGTGCAGCAGTGGCTCTCGAACAAGGGCGCGCCGGCGACCAGCAACTCTGCGGGAACACCGCTGCAGATTCAGGGACTCGAAACGGATGGTCAATATTTGTACGTGTGCATTGGAGCGAATCAGTGGAAAAGAATACCGCTCACGAACTTCTAGTTCTCATCGAGCGTGAAACGGGGAAAACCGCTTCGCTCGATACCAAGATCCAGGACTTGGGGATTGATTCGCTGGATTTCCTTTCGCTGATTGTCGAAATACAGGCGCAGTTCAAGATGACGATTTCAGATCGCCAGATCGCCCAGATTCAAACCATCGGGGATTTGCTGAACATCATCAATGCCCACATTCCAGCTTGAACCTATTCAAGTTTTCGAGAAGGAGTGCAGGCCGCTGCTTTACGACCACTGGCAGGAATTGGGACTGGATCTCGACCTTGAAGGCGCTCCCGACTTTGAAAAAATGGCCATGCTCGAAAAAGCCGGGATGTGGCACGTACTCACGGCGCGAGAATCGGGAAAACTCGTCGGGTATCTTTGGGCACTGCTCTCGACGCATCTGCACTATAAGAATTCGGGCGTCATGCTGATCGTGGATGCCTACTACATCAAGCCAGAGCATCGCCGCGGGGCCGGATTGCAACTTCTCAAATTCATGGAAGTGTTTGCCCGCGAGAAGAAAGCCATCAAAATTTATCTGAGCTGCAAAGTCCACAAGGATCATTCCCGGTTGTTTAACGCGCTGGGCTATCGCTTGAGCGATTACGCATTCACGAAGAGGATTGGATGAGTACCGCGGCCATCGTCGGCGGAAGCCTCGCGGCGGCGGGGATCGGCGCGGTTGGAAGTTCGGAAGCCGCCAATACG